ATTTTTTCATGTTTTACCATTTGTTATAAATTTCCATTACTGTAACAGAATGTAATCACAAATGATAATATGCTGAGGTCATTAAAAATAATCGCCTTGCAGTAGCTTTTTCTTGAACTCAAAGCTCATTATCTAAATCGACACTTACTCCAGTAACAACGTTATGTTTAGGCCCTCCGAGACTAACAACATTAGCCAAGCGTATATTCACATCAGAAACACATAGCTTGTTTTCAGATTGCCATTTGCTCAACTCAACAGACATAACATCTTCAAGATGCCGTTCCAGTTCTTGCCGTTTAATTTCGATTTCTTCTAAAGTCAGCATACATGACATATCAATTCACCTTGTACCCAATGCTCACATTATACTGAATGAAATCAGCATCTTTACCCGCATAAATAGATTGGCCATTCAAACATTCTAAGTGTTCGATTGTGAAATATTCAAAATGAGCCAGCAATGCATCGCTTAGACCGTTACGGCCTTCTCTCCAGTATGTAATCGGTCAAAGCATTGGATCATGATATTACCGGTACGGCGTGTACATGGCTTATCTGCAATGCCTGAGGTAAAACTCGGGCCACCTGCAATCGTTAAACGGCACCATACACCTTTTGTTGGAACAGTAAAGTCAGGTGCATTTGGATACTGAATCCGTTCTTGAGCAATACCCGTAAAGCTTTGCATGCGATCAATAATAGCTTGCCTTGTCTGCTCTAAAGTCATTGCCATTTTAGCCACCGTACTTTTGAGAAATAAAGTTAAACGTGAGGCCATAAATACCTTGTGGTGCTTGATCAGACCAGCCGTTTTCTAAGCGCGGTCCATAAGCTTTATTGTTCTGGATATAAACCAAATTACCTAATTTAATCTTTACAGCTTGAATTGCTGCATCTTGAATTGGGTTTGTTTCAGGTTCACGCACGCCGAAATCAGCAGATCCAATCGAAACAATATGTGAAGCACGGTATGCTCCAGTATCAACAGGACTTAAATTAACTAAGGATTGCACGGTATCCATGACAATATTCTTTACATGTGCTTCTGCTGCTTTAGACACATCAAGACTAAAACTAGTCGGCTTTTTCCCCTTCCATCCCATCATTCACCTCGCTTTCTTCATACATTTTAAAAAGGTCTTGAGCGATCGCCTGAATTGAATAAGCTTCAAACTCAGAGCTCGGTTCTCGTTCACCCATGAGCTTTTTAATCTTTTGCCAGACATGAACAGCTTCATGTAAAAGCAATCCATAAACTTGAATTCGGTCTTTATCCGCCGTATCACCAATTTGGACGATTGCATATGCACCATCAGAAAAAGTACTAACTTGCGCATCCGCTCCCATATCCAAAAATTGATCGGCCTTATCCATATCTTCAAATAACAAATCCATGTGTAGTTGATTTCGAGCAAGCGTGTACTGCACATGTTGAAAAGGCGAGATATACCATTCAGGAACATAATCAGGATTAACCATTTTAGCCCCTACACTTTTCGAAGCTGACATTTCCAAATAGTATTAGCTGGATCCTGTTGAATATTAATTACCCGGAATGAGCCTAAGGCAGTTAACCATTCATCTTCAATTTTTGGAGTCATAGTTACTTCATTTTGAAGCACGGTTGCCTTTTTATCCGTGGCCAGTACTCCAAGTGTTTGGATCTCATATTGACTGTATGAGCCAAACAGAACGCCACGGCCAGAATAGTTTTCTTTAACTTCAACATAAGTTTCAGTTTTAGGATCCCAATTCGTTTTAGAGATCCGCTCACATGTAAAGGTATGAATGGCATCTGCTAAATCATCATTAAATGCTTCAGCAATGTCTGCCTGAATTTCGTCACGTAAGCCCATATCATGCCCTGTAAAGTGGTATGCCAAAGCCATTAAAACTTGCATTTGGATCTTTCAAATCAAGTGAATCAATAAAATCAATTGCTATCTGTTCAAAGCTAGAGATTGCTTCAGATCCGTCTTGAAATTCTTTTTCTGACTCAACAGAATCAGCCTTAACTTTCTTACGCTTCAACTGCTGCTCTTTGCCGTTATAAATTACTTTGGCCAGAATTCCTTTGATAATTTCACAAGCCGCGTCCTTAAGAAGTGGATCAATTGGATCTGGTACAAAACCAATTCTGTTTTTCATCCACACATTTGCCAGCTTCACCAGACGAGCCTTATCACTGTCTGGTGCAAAATCGCTGCCCAAAATTGAATTTGCGTCATCTACAGTAATAAAGCTCATTGCATTATTCCTTCGGGATTAATTTAAGAAGTTCTGCTTTTGTTGCAGACGGCTTGTAACCAATGTTTTTACTAGCCAAATACTCTTTTAATTGATCATTTGACCAGTTTTCAAAATCATTAGCTGCCGTTTCTGTAGCTGGGTTTTCTGCCGCTTTTCCAGCTTCCAATTCAGCAATACGTGCCTGCATTGCAGGAATATCATTTTTAAAAGCTTCAAATTCAGTTTTTATACCGACCACTTGAGCTTCAGCATCTTTGAGAGCTTTATCTGCTAAGACTGCTGCATCTTTTAATCGTGAATTTTCAGATAACAACTCTGACTGGTTACCACCGGCCTGCTCTAAGATGGCAATTTTCTGCTTAAGCTGAGTGTTTTCTTCAACTACCTTTTCACATTCAGCTTTTGCATCATCCATCACAGCTTGAAGTTCAGGGGTAATTCCCACTGCGACATTTACTGTGGCCAAAGTCGTTTTTTGTGGCACTTCCAACTTACGAACTTCAACTGGAACTTCCAAAGATTCATAATCCTTTTGAATCTTTGGATAATTACCGTAAATAATTACCTCTTTTGCTTTCAAATTTGGGTTTTCATAATAGTCAGGGTTAGCAATAATGCCTGTCTCTAATGCAGCCGCTGCTGCAATGCGTGTATAGATAATCTTCATGGCGCTTTTCTCTTAATAATAAAAAAGAGGGCTTATTAGCCCCCTTAGGTTTTAATTTTTAGGTTTTAACCAGTTGTCGCTGTACCCGATAAATCAAGTAAGGTACCTGCTGTCATTTTGTTGCTGGTTGCATATTTGATCCAGTTAGCGCTTGAACCAAGTAATGTAAGGTCAGGATTTTCACCTTTCGATGTATCCCAACTATAACCAAGAATATCTAAGTTAAATGCACCTTCAGCACGCATACCGATTGCTAAGTTTTCTTCATCATTGATGTCATAAGCTCGGAAGCCCGGTACTTGTGATTCAGTTACAGTGACAGCGCCATACTGCAAACCAAAAGCATCGTTATCACCTACAGCGTCCGTCACCAAGACCGGCTTTCCTAAGGTTCCCGGTAAACCACCGTAGATAACGATTTCAGATTCACCATAAATTTGCTTAGTGATTGCATCATCGACAATATCGAAATATGTATCTGAGTTCATCACCCATAAGCCAATGCGGCCAAACTTATCACCAAACTTTCGCATACCACGAGTCAATGCTTTGCGGCCATCAACAACGATACTACCTTTTGCAACCATGTCTGGATTGCTAGAAATAGCAGCTTTTAAAGAAGCTAAACTGTACTCTAATCGGCCTGCAACCAATGCATCTGCAAGATCGTAACCAACAACCATAGCAAATTCTTCTGGTGTACGAGCACGGCGCTTAAATGCCTCTTCAGTTGATGCATAAGGACCATATTTATATGGGACTTTTACGCCTACAGACTCACCAGAACCAATTTTCTCTGGAACTACTTTGGCGGTTGAATTCACATCACGATGTTTGATGCTACCGCCCACTTTGTAGAATGCTTCTTTATTGAAATCACCTTCAATGATCTCATTGCGATAAACAATTGCACCATTAGAGGCTTGGTTAAATACATTCAAATTATCTTGCAAACGCTCTAAATAAGCAGTTTGAGCCAATTGATTATAGATGATCATGTCTGAATTAACTGTCGTAGTCATAACTACTTATCTCCAAATATTTAATGATTAGTTCGGTAGTTTTAGGAAGGCATCATTGCCATGTTCTTTGATGTAATCTGCTTTCTGAGAAACAGACATTTCACTGCGTTTCATTCCAGTAGGTGCTCCACCTTTGCCCCCACCTTGAAAACCGCCACCAGTTCCTTTACCACCTTTAAGAATTAAGTCTTTATGCTGGTATCCACCAACCAATGACTCTAAAGCTTCATCAACATTTGCAAGTTCACCCGGGCGGACACGTGAATAAATCTTTTCGCCGTTCGGATCATATGCAACCACCTTGCCTTCTTCGATTTTGAAGTGATGACCAAAGGTTGCCTGAACCATGTCCACAGGTACTGCAATGTTGTCTTGAATGTACTTAGAACGAGCAAAACCACCGCCGATAAGTTCTTTATGTAAAGAGGCTTCTAGAGCATCACGTTGCGCAACAATCGGGGCATATTTTTCCTCAACTGCTTTGATAGCTTCAGCTTTAACTTTCTCAACTTCACCGGCATCCACCAGCTTTTTATCATCGAGATTTTGGATTGTTTGTAATGCCTTTTTAGCTGCCGCTGGGTCTTCAATTCCTTCAAAAGCTTTTAATGCTTTTTCGGCTGCTTCTTTGGCTTCACGATGTGTTTTAGCTTCATTGTTTAAGCGTGCAATTGTTGCTACCGAGTGTGGTGCATCATGTGGCATTTCTTTGCCGTCATCATGAATATAGATCGGCTTATCACCGTCTACTTCCGCATAAACTTTACCGTCGATTGTTACTGTTTTAAGTTTCATTGGTCATCCAACCTATATATACAAAATGGGCATCCGCCCGGATTCGCCGTTAGCATCCGCTTTCGGCAGGCAATAAAAAAGCGCCCTTTAGGACGCTTCATTTCTATAAATGATTATTTACTTAAAGCTTGGCGTACAAATGCATCTTTTGCTTCAAGTAGCTTTCTTAATCCTGTGGATTTTTCAGGCCCGTCAGGAAGTTGCTCATCCATTTGCCGAGCTAAATCACCAATTGGCTTACTAACTTGCTGCAAATGTTCAGGTAAATGTTCATATTGGAAATATTGGATAATAGGGCTTGGCATTTTCTTCTCGCAAAAAAAGCACCCGAAGGTGCTATGGTTAAAAATTAAGTTCTATTTGATGAGTGCAATTGCTTTTAATCTTTCAAAAGTAAAACCATAAATTGCCATGGCTTGAAACCTTAATTTGAAGAAATGGCACCAGAATTCATTTTGTGCTCAGAATATATTGAGCATCTGACATATTGATTTGCTTTTCAGGCATTTGTAGTGCCTTTCGCTACGTTTCCTTTGCACTCCAAACCTTTTGTCTAGGTTCATCACCAACTAAGCGGATGCCTTGAGGACCACCTACATCAAATGTTGCCGTGATAGTCGCTGGACCCTCAAAAACACTACAATTCATTTTTACAGCGGTTAATCCAGCTAATGGAATACCTGTTTCCTCGTCACAAAGAGCAAGATGAGAAGATTTATCTGAAACTCTTTTAAGTACCAAATGTCTAACTTTTGATTCACTCATAAGCCAAACTCCATAAATGACAAAAGCGCCATTTGGGCGCTTATATAGGTGAAAATTGTGTCTTAAGTGAGTTTAGAATTACCTGTAATCGGCAATAATTACTCACAGTTAAATCCAGTTCCAACAAGGTCTTTTTTCAAATTTGAAACGAGATTTTGTTGTTCCTGCTGTTGTCCACTAAGATAATTTTTATCTAGAGTCTCTGCACCATCAATAGATTTATAAAGCTCTTTAGATTCCTCTAAATTGTCTTTTAAAAACGTGGTGAGGTTTAGTTTCGCCTGGGCAGCTCTACATAAATTATTTTTAGCTTCTAAACCTTGAGTAGCCTGTTTTACTTGACCAGTTGCAGGATCAAAAGAATATGCATTTGCCATTGCTGACTCCAAAGCTTCAGACAATCGATCATATTCTTTAAGATATTTTTGACTTGGTTCAGCTAAACAAGTGATGGAAATTAGGGTTAGACATACAAAAGCTATTGTTTTCATATTGTATAAATTCTGATGTTTTAAAAAATATAACATAAGAAAAATTACAGACCCAACTTTTTAAAAGCTTTTTCATCCAACTTTCTCAAATCATCTAAGCTATAGAAACGGCCTTCAGGATCAAAGAACTTATCAAAATCAAATTTCCCATCTTTATAGAGCTTAAAGCGCTTTGGCCCTAGCCACTCCCTTTGAAAGAAATCATCTGTTTTCTTAAAGAACTCTTTGAATGTGGTGTTTGCATCTAACTGTCCTATTAACTGGCTTCGCTCTTCTTTGGGGATGTCTTTAACTCTACGTTCGTCCATTACAAATGGCCGTTCGCCAACAAGTTGACCGTCCTTCTCGACCGGAACCAAGATACTGCGACAGTTAGGATGTAACGGCGGCACTCGCTTTGCCGGATCATTTATTTCCCACACTGAACCATCTAATGAAGCGCAAAGCTTAGAAGTTCGTCCATCTAAAACGCTAACAAATCGGACATATTCAAAGCCAATTTGGTTGAAGCTATTTAGATAGGCTTGATTAGCTACATGACTTCGCACAGTTCTTACCGTTCGCTCAATATCAGTTTTGGTACCATTTAAGATCCCATCTTCATAGTTAAGCCGTTTGGTACCACGAATACGCTGAACAATTTCTTGGTTAGTTTTGCCTGAATTAATACCATCTCGAATTGCATACTCAACCTTTTGACGGGCACTTTCAGCAATTCTTGAAAGCAGATCATCGACAAGAGCGCCACCTGCCAACGGAACTTTTTTAGCGGATAAGAATAGTTTTTCCCCATCAGGCTTATTAATTTTTGCTCCATAGAGCTTAGCTACGTAATTGGCCTCATAAACAGCCAGCGCCGTAGCAGAAACGGCAAAAGCTTCAGGTAATGCTAAATTAACACTGGCAAACCATTGGGCAATCAAATCCCTAATTTCCCTTAAATTTGAAGTTGTATATTTACCACCAGCTAAAGCAACTTTCTCCGACTCATTAAGCTCATCCAATAAATCCCGAAGCTTAGATAGCATCTTGCTCGTATCATCATTGAATAAAGCCAATAACTCATTTACCGTTTTTGATGAAGCACGATAAAGATAGGCCTGGTGCTGAGTGAGTACTTCAAATAGTTTTTTGATATCTGTTGCCATCTCACTCTACCTTTTGATTTAAAGTCCCATCTTGCTCTGCTTCAACATTCTGAAGCTCTTCTTCATATTTTTGTTTAGGGAACATACCTGTTTGGTTGTATTCCCACCATGATTTAAATGAAGATCGGCCTTGTAGAGCTGCTTCAAATAACTGTCGAGCTAACTCAGCTAAATAACCCTGTTTGTTAAATTCTTGACTGATTTCGAACATCAAATCATCTTTAGTTAGAACATCCACATTAGGCGTTACAAACTTAGCAGCCCATCGTAATGCTGCTGACAAGGCTTCATTCATATTAACGACACAGAGCGAAAGAACTGAATGCTGAACGGCGTCATCACTATTCGCTTCGGTAGCGGTCTTTTTACTTCCCGAGCCCTTCTCAATTAAACGCGCCCCCATCTCCTTCATTTTTTCCCACTTATCTTTCATCGCTTCCCGGGCAAGAGTATTAGGGTCGGCTTGTACAATTCCTAAACCACCATTTTCAGGTAAAGGCAAAAGTACTTTCGCTCCAATGTAGATGCCACGTTTCTTGGCTTGGTCATACCACTCCCAATTAACACCCTTCGCATAATATTGAGGTTGCCCCATATAAAAAACGGACTCTTGAAAGTCCGCACTGTCTCTGTAATGGGCTAAATTGAGATTAGCCAAAGGAAGTAATGGTGGCTTTTTAATCTCTTCTGAATTATCAATTGCACCTACAAATGTAAAAGGTATATAGGTCCAGAAATTCCCGTTGTAATCTGTTGGAAACTTCTTCTCTCCGCCAACCCAGTTACCCTTTTCACCCTTTGTGTACACCTGAACGGAATAAATATATTCCCCATTTCCCTCTTGCTCTAAACGAAGTACACGATATTGCTCTTGTTCGGTTTTACTAAATCCATCAGCACCGCGCTCAGACTTAAATTCACGTATAACCACTAAGCAAAGCTTTTTCTGGTTATCGATCATTACTGAATCCCAATTCACTACATCAAGGGCATTTAGTAAATGAATCATCGGATAGGCTTTTTGTGCTTTAAATTCCGCTAGATTACGAGCTGGCGGCACATCAGGATAATCTACATATAAAGCACAACGATAATGCTTCAATAAATGGCGAATTCCATTTTGAGCCAATTGATAAGTACTTAAACCAGCACCATTTGCATTACGTTCTAAATGAGCAAGTTCCGGAGGAAATTTAAAACTTGGATCGGTTGCAAAAGCTGCACCAACTAAACTATTTAATGTAGTCCCTGTTACTTCATAAAAGACTGCACGGGTAAGATAAGCCTCATAAGCGCTTTTATTTGCAGGTGATTTATCATGTGCATTTGGCATCGGCAAATATTTTTCACCTTTAGCCTTAACTGCATCTTCACCTTCACAAACATCATCAAGTTTTTGCCAGTATGGCAAGTTCTTAACATATTCAGCATGTTGAAAAGTTACATCACTCATCGAGCAAATCCCATATCAGCAAAGAAGGCTTCAAAACCTTCATGTAATTCATTAAACGCATCTGAAGCTGCATCCACTTGGTCGTCATGTGTGCCATTAGGAAAATGACGAAGCTCATCAATAAAATCCTTATTCCATTCACCTTTGAGCATTCGTACATTTCCTACGTTAACTTGGGCCGCAAATGGTTGTGCACGTGTAAGCTTGTCACCTGAAATTGGCTTAGCTATCACGCTATAACCCGCAAGAAGCTTCACAAATGAACTAGCTTGTGATTTACCAGCTTGACCGGGATCTTGTGGTAGACGCACAGAAACTTTTTTCCCATCTATTTTTGCTGTTTGTTCTAAGCGCTTATTCACATTGTCAGGTCCAAGCTGTCCTCTAGTTACATCGACAATGTAAGTAAAACCATCTGCGCCTAGAGCTTCTCGCACACCTACTGTAAAGTCGCCCTCATTTTCGGTAGCCCCAAAATCCCAAGCCCTAACTTGTTTCACTACATCCGCAGGCAAAGCATCAACAATTTGAATATTGTCGGGCTTAAAAAAACCGCCTGCTGGCGGTGATGGCATTTGTCGGTACTGCCCGGCAAATACATATGGTGCTGCTTGCTCCATTAGCCTCAATTTTTGGATATTGTGTTTTGCTGGCCACAGTGCGGATCCGTCTTCCTGAATAGCTGAAAGACATAGATGCTCCCACACTTCACCGTTACCACCAGCTACAGGAACGCCGTCTTTTCTATCACCTAGCAACCATCCAGCTAAATCATCTTCATGAAGTCGCTGCATAATCACAATGATCGGCGTATCTGGCGAGTTAGTACGCGATTCGAGTGTGTTCTGAAACCAATCAATTACCCCTTCTCGAATAGTTTTTGATGAAGCTTCATGTGCTTTATGTGGGTCATCAATAATAATGCAGCCACCAAAGCCTTTACGAAGTTTTCCTGCACCAAAACCAGTAATCGTACCGCCTGTACCTGTCGCATAGCAGACACCGCCTTGAGAAGTTCTCCAGAAGTCTTTAGCCTTACTATCATCACGCAATGTAAGCTCAGGAAAGACTTTTCTATACGCCTCTTCTTGTACAAGAGTTCGTATTTGGAAGGCATTATTTGCGGCAAGCATTGCCGAGTAACTGATATGAATAAACTCACAGTCTGGATTCTTACCAAAACACCAAGCCATGAAATTAATTACAGCAATTTCAGTTTTAGAATATCGTGGTGGAACGTTAATAATTAACCGCTTTATCTCTCCGCGATAAACTTTCATTAAAGCTTCGCAGATTTCTAAGTGGTGCCAATTTTGCATCCATTTATAACCACGGCGCTCCTTAAACATGTACCTTGTGAAGAAATATAAATCTTCTTGCGCCTCGATCCGGATGGCTTTATCCCGAGCCGCATCAGTACTCATCTAAGACTTCCCTCCGCGCTTTTAAGTAATCTTCCATTGGAACTGGAATTTCTGAATTAACTGTTTGGACTGGTCCGCCGTCTTTGCCTGTAATTTCTTGGCGATTAGTAAATTGACCACCAATGTCTTTAGCGGCTTGCTCAAGAATTTTTAAGGCTGTTTTGACGTTTCTAGTCTTCTCAAGTTGTCTTTGGTATTGCTTCAATCGGTAGTACTTATTAGCAATTGGAATATCAATTAAGCCTTTATCAAACTCATCTCTGGTTTTTTCAAATAGTTCGACATACTTTTTGCTTAAGTTCTTACCAGCAACCTTTGTAGGGTCATAAGTTGCAACTTGAACACGATCTATATCAACGCCAAACTCTTGTTTTACGAGTTCAGCCACTTCTTGAGGTGTATCACGACAAGCAAGAGACTGAACTATAAAGATTTTCACAGGCTCTTTTAGTGTCGCCATAACTTCCTCATCGTATAACTACGTATAACAAAATGGGCAAAAAAAAGAGCCATTAGGCTCAATTGATTACACAGTTGCCGCAGCATTTTGAAATATCAAGATTCGAAACAAACGGCGGATTTTTTGCGACTTCAATAAGTCGCTTAACATTTTTGCTTGGTCCATAACGTTTAACTACGCCAATAAACTCTTCAACGTCATGACCAGCAAGATAGTGCTTAGGAAGACCAGAACTATCGCTATAAACAATTTCTCCGTCCTCGTCTCTCATCACTCCAATGTGGTAAAGCTCATGTTCAAGTAAGTAACAGAACTCTGTATCGTTTGCACGCTCACAGAAAGAAGCGTCGACAGTTATTAAATAAGTAGGTACAAAACCAAACCAATCACGCATCTGTTGCTCTTGTCGAGCTTTACGCCAGCCACCAACATTGAACATGACTTTTTCGCACTG